AAGTCTTCCAAGAAGATCTCTAGCAGTTGATGCTTTATTAGCAAGTATCGCAATATTGACGTTATCATTAAATATTGCGTAATGAAGCAAATAAGAAACGACAGTGGTAGATTTACCTGACTGTCTGGGCATTTTGCAGATATTAAACCTATGTTCATGGAAATTCTTGATTAGTTTTTCTTGAAACTTGTACATATCAAATGGCACAAGACCTTGATCAAGAGAAACAATTTTTATATAATTTTTAGTAAAATAAACAGGATCTTTTTGGCACTTAATATATTCCTCAATTTCTTTTGAGGTAAACTCTATTGGTGTATTTGCTTTTTTTAGAAGAGGATTGCCTAAATATTGATCACTCATTATATATCATTTTTTAATATATTCTAAACCTAAATTTGTTAGGGTTTCCTGTTGTTTTAAAAACAATTTAATATAACATTTTGCCGTATTTTTAATCAATTCTATATCATTGCATACATTTAATTCTCTAGAAATTTTTTCATATTCAAAAATCTTAGAAAGATTTTCAAGTTCAATTTCATTAGGATTCATAACTTTTCTCCTGAAAATAATAGTGGTTGAGTTGGATCTCTCATTGAAGGATAAAAACTCAACACGAGAGCATTTGGATATATTTTTCTTACTTCGGCCGTAACCTCTAATTTAGAAGGTCTTGTAAATTGAGGAAAGAACATTTGCTTCATTAAAGTTTTTCCTCTCCAATTCAAAACTATAGTATAAGTTGTTCCTCTTGTTTGTATTCTAGTATACTCTTCTTCAACGGGAACACAATTTGGAACTATTTTTTTGCCTTTTTTCTTTAATCCTTTCTGAGTGTAACCAGACCAACAAGATTCTTCAACTTCGGACTTAGGTTTTTTTCCTTTCTTTTTTATAGAAATTGCAATTGCTGCTTGTTGAGCAAGATTTGCTGCTTCCGATTTAGTTCCCCAATTATCAGCACCAACTTTTCTACACTTTACTAAAGCACCAGAAGCATAAGCACTTGGCCATACCTTAAATCTTGATTTTACTTTATGATAGCAGGCATCATTTTTTCCACTACCTTTTCCTGGTTTATCTTTAACTTCTTGTAAATCTATTTCTTCAGTTCTAACATTTGTTGGTTTTTCTCCTCCCGATTTTTCTGGTTGATTGGGGTCCAACCGATTTTTTCTTCTTCTTGCTGCTTCTTCCTCTTTTGCAGTTAAGTTTCTTTTCATTTTAGAACTTCCGCATTTAGGTGTTGAAGTTTGTCCTACCTGACGAGCACAAGGTTTACCAGACCATTTTCCTCCAAGTTGAACCCATCCTTTTTTCCCACTGGAAGATTTTGATTTATTAAACCAATCGTGGAGTCCTCCATCCCCAGATTTAGTTTCCTCGTTTAATTCTTTAATCCAATCATCTGGAGTTTTGTGATGTATATCAACAAATGCGTTATGGAGTTGTTTTGCAGTTATATCATTCTCTTTCATAATATTTCTCATCAATTTATCAATAGAATCATAAGAAATATTATTTAATTTTTTAAGACCTTCTTCAAGTTCTTTTACAGCATTTAAATAGCAAGATTTATTTCCATGAACTGGACAGTGAGTTCCTTCTTTTGTTTTATTGCAAGATTTTGAAGTTTCACTAATAAACTGCTTAAATGTTTTCATCTAAAGGTTTTTGATTATTTATTATCCATTAATCCTTTCTTTAAAAGTTTTTGAAGTTCTGCTGTAGAACCAACAAAAAGAGCATTTGTGACATTTTTTGGTCCTTTCACATCTTCTTCTTTTAACTTCTTCATTTTTTGTTGAAGATCAATTAATTTATCCGTAACTTCTGAAACACTTTTAATTAATTGTCCAGCAACTTCAAAATCTCTTGCTTTTTCCGTGTTTTGTGCTATCTCTAACATACTATCAATAGCTTCATTTCCTTTTTCTACTAAAGCATAAAGAACACTTCTAGTATATTCAGAATCAACATCTATAGCATCTTCTTTATTCAACTTAGATAATTCCCTTTTCATTTTAGGCAAAATTGCCTTAGATATAGAAGAAGACTCCATATCTAAGGCATCATTTATACTATCAAAGTTATTTTTCATAATTGAACATCAGTCCCCTTAGTTGGACTATAAACTTTTCCATCAGCAAAATCAAAAATACTTTCATTAAATCCAAAATCATCACCATAATTAATTAATTCTGAATCTTGATAATTTACCAAATTAATTGGATCACCAGCATAATGATTGGAAATTTCAGATTTATCTTGACTTCTTGAAACTTTAATATTGTTTCCTGTAATAGAAGTAATATACATTTCTTCATTTCCTATTTGTATATAATTATTTTCTTGTAAAAGAATAGTAGAAGAAACTTCAAATTCAGTTACATTTTCGTCAATATCATAAGAAAGGAATGAACTTTCGTCATTATTATAGTCTTTAACTGCTCTTGGTGTAGATACATATCTCAATTCTCTTCTTGCGTTTATTTTATCTGTTGATGTGAAATAATCAACTTGAACTTTTTTAATTAGTCCTTCAGTACTATCCGCAATAGGTCCAAAGAGATAAGTTTTTGCTGTAAAATTAATTGTATAAATTAAATTTCTTCTTTCTTCATAGTTTCCTTCATAATTATCAGACATCTCAATATTTTCTATGATAATTGGAATATCTCTTTTTTCTCCAATAATATCAATTAAATCTACTGTCAAGTTCAGATGTGGTTGAAAATAAGGAAGAATTTGTTCAATAATTTCAAGCATATCATCATTTAATTTTGTTATTATATTTAATTCAAAACCAATATTATATGGAACTGGCATATATACTTGCACTGGTTTTTTATTATTAGTAATCGCATTAAAAGTCTGCATAGTAGAAACTTTTCTACTAGAATCATATTTTATACTTACCATTTCATAAGAAATTCTTGGAAGAGTTATTGCAACTCTTTTTCTCAAATCTGGTTTTTGCTCAATTCTTGCTAAAAACTTTTGAATTGGACCATAAGCAATTGGAACTTTAATTTCACTTACATCATTTCCATTTTCATCTTTATGTTTGATGTATATATTATTGAATAGAGATCCAAAGGAAACAATTGTTTTCCTTATGATCTGATGATAATAGTATTTTCCAAGCATATCAGCATACCTTTATAATTATTTAGAAATCAACAAAAATATTTTCTTCAGAAAAATCCAATATTTCTATTAATTCTTCCTCTATATCTTTATTTTCATTATATTTATCATAAATATCACTCGTTTCAACAGAAAAAACTTTATATGAAGCATCTGATCCTCCAAAAGTTGTTCCCATTCCAACTATAATTTCACCATCAAGAAACTGACCACTTACAATTGAAACTTTAAGAACTTTTGTATCAAAACTCCAGTCTTTAACTCTTGCTGTGGTATTTGATGAAGTTCCTCTAACTATTTCATTAAATAAATAATTTCCAGTTGAAATTCCAGATGGAGGAGAAAAAACAATTGATGGAATGGAATTATATCCAGATCCAGCATTAGAATAAAGTGTTGTAGATATTGATCCAGTAGGACTTAAAAATGTTTCTACTTGAGCAGTTGTTCCTGATGATGGGGAATCTATATAAACATTTGGAAGAGTAGAATACCCAACACCACCATTAGATAAAATTACCGGACCAAGAACTCCTTCATTTATTACTGCAGTCGCAATTCCACCAGATCCTGTAGTTCCTTTGATAGTTACAGTTGGAGGAACTGTATATCCAATTCCTGGATTGTTTATAAGAATTTTTTTAATTGAAGAACCAGTATTTCTTTTTAAAGGAGTTAAAATTGCAGTTGCAGTAGCTGTAACTCCCCCCAAAAGTGGTGGAGAAATTATAACTTCTGGTTCCGTAAAATAGTTGTTTCCATCATTAATCAAATCTATGTATTGAACTGATTTTGGAGTTACTGAAAGATCTTGTGTAGATGATAAATTTACAGAAGCAGATGCAGTATATTTAGTCAAATCATTAATCATATTAATTGTCATAATATAACCAAAATCTTTGACTGATTCATCAACTTCTTGTATTCCTGTGTCAATAACTTCATCCTCATATTCAAATATTTCACATCTTAATTCATAAACATAAAGATTATTCAGTTGATAAAAAGGTCTCTTTCCTTCAACATATTTGATTTCAAATAAACTATTATCTAATGGAAGATATATTAAATCCCCTTCTTCTGGTCTAATTGAAGTTTCAATATCTATTTGTCCAACCAAAAAAGGACTAATAAAATCTTCATATCGTTCTTTTGATATGATAAAAGTAATTTCATCAGTAGTTCTTACTCCAAATTTTGATAAAATATCTCCCTGTCCCCCAAATCCTTCAAAATTTGTTATATAAGCTTCTAATCTAAATCCATCATTAAAAGTAGAAAGTATTTCTTCTTTAATGATAGTTTTTTTATTAATAAACTTTCTAGGCATATAAACAACATCTTGCCCGAACATTCTTAACTGCTCATTGACAAGATCTTGCAATAATCTTTGTTCTGATGGAGAACCGTTCAAAAAATAAGAATTTAAAGGTGCCATTTTAAGCTATTAAATCTAATGGTGGCAATTCGTATTCATTTTTCAGTTGATATTCTATTTTTTCTATTTCATTTAACGCATCTTGATAAATTTTATCACCATTTAATGTTATTCCTCCAGGCAATTGGACATTATTATATTTTGTTAAATTCTGTCCCCATTGTTTTTTAATCAATGCTGTCAAATAGGTTTTTAGCCACCAATCATTATAAACTGCTGGGGCATCTGCTGGATCAACAATTCTATAGCAATCAATAATTATATACTGATTATCACTAACTTGTTGCCAATCTATATCAATATATAATCTATGATTTTTTTTATTAAACCTTAGTTGAACATCTGGAGTTATCATTCTGCTAATATCTTCCAAATATTCTTTTACCATAGCATAATTTAATAAGTCTAAAGCACCATAATAATAAAGATCATTTAAAAATAATTGATATTTAATATTAAAAAGACCACTAGAAATAGTACTTGCATCAACTTTAAAGATACTATTTACTCCAATTACTGTATCTGGCAATGGAATAAAATTTTGTGCTTCAATATAATTTGATGTTGTTACACCAACTGAAGAATTTGCACTTGAAGGAGATTTTGAATTTCTAAAAGTATCAATTTCAAATTGTGATAACTTATGTTTTAAATATACTCTTTCTATTCCATCAAAATGCCTTTCCTGAAAATATTGGAGAGCATCATCCAGTCTATCATTTAATTGATCTTCATCAACATTAATTTCAATTACAGGAAATCCCAATCTTCTTAAGCAATAATCAAGTAAACCTTGACGACTATTTACTTCTGCCATAAAAATTCTCCTGTTTTTTAATTAACTCGTGGTAACTCCTGCAGTAACTAAAGCAGTTCCTTCAACAACTCTAATTTTTTTAGATCCATCATCAAGAAGAACATCATATACATATCTTCCAGATCTTAATTTTGAAGTTAATGTAGAACCAAGAGATATTTTAACTTTTCCAAGATTGTTATTGGGAAATGAAACTTCAAATTTTGCTGCTATACTATTTGTTTCTGCACTTTTCTTTAAAAAAGAGGCACCAGTATAATTTTCTAAATTTATTAAAGAATTACTTTCATTACTTTCAAGAAAAAAATTCTGCTCAAAATCAGCACCGCTTTGAATAACGATATTTACTACATATACTGACATTACTGAAAAATTCTATTTCTTAAGTATTTAGGTTTTTTTGTTAATTATATTAAAGACTAAATCTTTCAACTCATTTATTTCATTCTTAAGATTTTCTATTTCTTTTTTTTCTTTTAGTATTTTTTCAGATATTTTTATATATTCTTCATATTGATAATCATTACAATTTATAATTGCATTTGTTTTTTCATCTCTAAAAAGACCTTTGTGTCCATCTACTGGTATCATATTGATGCAATTGCTCTTAGATCTCTTATTTTTGGTGTAAATGTCTGATTTGTTCCTGTCATTATGATTTTAATTTGATAACCATTAAACAGTGAAAGATTTTTAGCATTAAATTCATAATTTCCAAAATCATTTGGATTTATTGATGGACTAATAAATTTATCTGATCTTCCGCTATTATTTGCAGAATTTATTACATTTCCAGATGCATTTAGATTATCATATCCTGGGAATAATTCGTAAAGTTGCTGGTCATCTGGAGTATCATTTCTAAACAGTCTATATAAAACTCTAATATCATTAGAAGAATGTCTATACGCATCAAATAGAACCTTTAAACTATTAGCTGATTTTTGTAACTTTATTTTTTTGGAAATATAAATCGCAGAGTTTGGATCACCAATTAGTTTATTTACTCTTGGATCTTTTGAAAAATCAGAAACTGGATTATTTATTCTATTCATTACAAAAATCATATTTACTCTATCCAAATCAATCATTGGTGAAACTTTGGAATCTTTTGTAGATAAAATCATTTCCAAAGTTAATGATTTTTTACCAGGGAAAGTAGATGAATTTAAATAAGTATTTTCATTCACTTGAGATAAAACCGATCTTGTTGTTTCCAAAATATTATTAGAATTGAATGTAATATTTTGGAAACCTTGGTCAAGATATGGAGATTCATTGCCATCAACACTTGTTCCACTAACTGTTCTGAGTTTTGATGTTATTGAAGTTGTCTCTGGCAAAATTGTTTGAACAATTGGTTTTACAATATTAAAAGTAATATTTTGAGTAGATTTTGGTCCATTCAATGAAGAAGATTGTGGATTGGATGTTAAATATGAACCACCTGTTTTTTTGGATTTAAAAAACAACTCTGGATAATTATTTGAATTTCCATATGTTCTATCAACTCCATTTTTGGAAGTATCAATCTTTAAATAGTATGAGTCAATTTCAATGGGATAAGTCATTAAATTTGTATTAGATAATGAATGAGAAGTATTGATCCTTCTTAAAGATACACCATTAAACTCATATTTAAATACTAAATCATTCAAATCATGTGAAGATGGGATTGTATTGTCAACTCCTCTAAAAACAGTTCCAGTAAGTAGATTTGATACACTATCAACAGAAGTATATGAAATTATTTCGTCATTAATTAAAATATATCCAGGATTTAAATTACTCACTGGAATATTTTCAAAATTTACAAAATTATCAACAGAATTTACAGATATTGAGTTATTTGTGGTTGATGAGTAATTAGACTTTAATGTAGTTGGAGAAATGTCACTTTCAATTCCAAGTATCTTTATTACATTAAGTCCATTATACATTCCGTGATTTTGATGAAAAACTTTAAAATGTAGTCCATCTGTTGATTGATTTATAATAGAAACAACAGCACCAGTAATAACTTGATTCCCTGTAGAATTTGTGCTGATAATATTATCAGTTGAATTTATATTTAATCTTCCTTGAACATTATCTATAAGTAAAGAGTTATAAGCAGAAATTACTCCAACAGTATTTGGAATAGAAATAATTAAATTTTTTCCAAATCCATCAGTATCAGAAGGAGAAACTGTTAAGGCATCCCCATAAGAATATCCAGATCCTCCAATTGAAACAGTTGCTGCAATAGCAACGCCATTATTTACAGTTAAATTAACTTTTGCTCCATTTCCGTTTCCAGACAAAGAAATTAAACTAATATTTGAATATGTTTTTCCAGTCACAGAAAAATCACTTCCAGAATTAGTTATGATTAATGTACTATTAATTCCAATTGCCCCAACTATAGATTTTAAATTTCCACTAAAATTAGAATTATTTTGTTGTGTAATCTTGTTACCTATAATCAAATTAGAAAGATTTAAATTAGTCAATGTATTTCCAAAACCAACTAATATTGATTTAGAATAACAAGAAACTGGATTTGGTATTAATGAAGCAATTTGATTATTTCCAATTCCTAATTCTGGATTATAAAATCTAACAGAAGCAGAAGAAGTAGTAAAATCAGCTCTATATAAAGTAAATTTCAAATCCTCAAGTTGACTTGGATCCCAGGTAGAACCATTTTGAGATTTAAATAGAGATCCAAGAACTGGTTGTTGAGATACAATAATTTTTTCAGAGTCAGGTTTGTTTACAGTAGTAATATCAACTTCTCCCATTCTTGAAATCCAAACATTATAATTATTTGATGCCGATAACAAAACTATTGCGTATGAATTCCCAGTTTCCAAATAAACAGGAGATGAGAATGTAAATGTTGTAGGAATTGAACCATCAGGGGATATAAAAATGTTATTTGGATCTAAAATAACTTCAGAAAATGGAAGAATAGTTTGAGTTGGTGTTCCATTTTGCATAGTTCTAATTTGAATGGTAACTGGGAGTTTATCATCTTTGGACCTAAAAAATATATCACATTTTGTTATAAAAACTCCATTTGGATCTGTTACTTCAAATGATTCCGCAAGAGGATCAACCCATCTTGTTTGTGATGACGATCTAAATGAATTTTGTGTATTTGCAACTATTCTACTATCAGTAGATGTTGTTGTTCTTTGGTCAGATACCGTATTTCTTTCTATACTTGCATTTTTAATTCTAAGAGTAGATGACTCAACATTTTCTAATGTTCCACTGGAAACAAAATTTGTTTCTGCCGAACTTTCTGAAATTCCTACAATTGATGAGTTTGTAGAACTTGTTGTTAATAAAAACGTTTTGGTTCCGGTTTTGAATGATGGGGTTGAGGGTAAAGTTGGATCTGGAATAAAGAAAGAACTAATTAATGTTCCTGAAGAATCACTAATCAATCTTAAATCCGAAATAGTAGCAACTGCTCCACTTGTTTGTCCAACTAATTTCATTCCAACTGATACACATCCAAAAAAATCGGATATAGATTGTATTCCTAAACTAGAAATATCAACATTCAGGATTGTAGTTGTTGGTGAATAACTACCAGATAAGTAGTTTGATGGTTCATATGGATTTTCTGTATATACTTCTGTTGGTTGATTATATGGACCATATTTGTGGTTTTGTTTGGCAAGTCTGAATTGTATAGATTTTGTTCCAAGTTTTCCAACAACAGTTTCAAATTCATTGAAATTTCCACTTACCATAGTGATTTCTAAAAGTTTTGGAAAAACATAAGAAGACACATCTACATTATCAAAAAATGCATAAAACTTAGTTTTTGGTTTTAATCTTCTAGAAATTATCTCAATATTTCTAGATCTCATTGTAGTTATAATTTCATTAGAAACTACTCTATCCCCTATCTTTGTAGTATCATATTTTGAAGATACTGCATATTGTATTCCTTGTCTTGTTTGATTTGTTGTAGTAGTAGTAGTTTCACTTGAAAAAGTAGTTACAGTGTCACGAATTGCTTGAGTGCTTACTTGACTTTGCCTCATAACTCCATCTGGAGCACGAGATGCATGAAGAGCAGAAGTTGCAACCCATCCTGTATCTGATACAACAGAACTTTGATTTAATTGACCTAAAACTGGACCTGATGATGTGGATGATCCCGACCAATTAGTTTCCCAAGATCCCCAATCTACTGGAGAAAGACCAGTATTTGTATCAACTGAATATTGCTGTATAGTTGCATTATAAGACCCTTCAACATCTATTGTTCTTTCTGTTTTTCTAGGATCTACCCAAGTATCACTTTCTGGATTTAATTTAATAGATCCAATCCAATTTATTGTATTGAAAGGATTCACATTTTCTGATCTTGTTGCAAATTTATTTTTTGTATATTCTACGTCATTATAATTTAAACATATAACATTTCCTACTTTTTTAATATTATTAGAACCTAAATCATTTACATAATTAATGTCAACACTTGGATTTGCAGTTGTTCCAACTCCAACTATTGACTCAGATCCAAGCAGTAAATCTAAAGAAGTAGCATATGGTTCTGGCCTTAAAAATCCATTAGATACATCAATACTTGCTCTATAGTTTTCATTTGATATATCTCCACCATAAATTGATCTAAAATTATCAACAAAAAACCCACATTTAAATTTATCTAATTGAGTTTGAGGATCTCTAATTGTTAAATTTTGAGTATCAGTTTCAAGTAAAGACAAAGAGGTATAATATTCAACATTTGAAATTCTATCTTCTAAAGTTGAAATATCTTTCATTGTATATCTTTTATGAGAAGATACTACAATTTTAGCATCATTTACATTATACAAATATGCTGGATAGTATATAGTTGCTATTTCTAAAGCATTATTTAATCCGTCTGGAACTTTTGGAGTCAATGAAGAAATTCCCTTATTTAGAGCAAATGTTCCTTCTTTTGTCAAAAATAATTTATCAATTCTTGGCAAATAATAAGAATATGATAAATTTATATTTCTATTATTTGCAAATGTATTTGGAGAAGAATTTTGATCAGGACTAAAAATTCTTGAATAATATTCAAATGGAGATTTATTGCCAGTATAAGGAAGAACTCTTGGTCTTACATCAATAATATCAGTCACTCTACTTCCATTTATTGATGCTATGTTATTTTCATATCTTATACTATCATATGAAGTTGCACTTACAAAATCTCCACCATCTGTTTTATCTATACTGTAGTAATTATAAATTATTTTCAATTGTCTATTTGGAGATGATGCATTATTATTTCTAATTATTCTTGAAAAATCAAGAAACTCACTTCTTTGACCATTATCAAAAGTAAATGATTTTTTTATATCAAAATCACCTATTTCTATAGAATAAACAATAGAAGTTACTTTAGATTCTTCAAATAATATATCTTCGTTTGGTATGAATTTATTTTCGTTAATGTATACTATTTCTATTTGATTGGTTATTTTATTGTCTGATACTACTGCAACAGCATTACTATTGCTGCCAATAACTCTTTCACCAATAACAGTATTTAAAAGATTTGAACTTGTATTTACTAAATTTAATTTTGGTAAAGATGGTTCATCTGTAGTTGATGATTGATATACAGCCAGAACGGATTCAACATCACAAACATGTAATGATATTTGTTCATCCTGAACTCTTGTTCCATATATGCTACTGTATATTAATCCATCATTTAAAGTGCTAGCTCCAATTCCTGACAGATTAGATGAAGATTTATTTATGGTTATTTTTTCACATCTATTATATATTTTTTTGCGAGTAGAACATTTATTTTTTTTATATGTTACCGTCAATATCGCTTGTCCAGAAGAAATATTTAAATTTTGAAGAGTAATAGTTCTTCCAGAAACAGTTAATTTTTGATCATTTAATTGTTCAACTATTCCACCATACTTTTCAGCTAAACTATAATTTTCTATACTAAATGGTTCTAAAGTCAAATTAGCATCAGTTTCCAATGTAGAACTATAAGAATTTGAAGAAATTGAAATTTCATAAGATTTTTTAATTAATATTTCAGATGAAGTTAAATCTAAATTAGAAATATTGCTGTATTTTAAATTAGAATATAAAAATGCATTTGAAGTATTTAAAATGCTCAATGTTGCTTTTGTGACCCCATTAATTGTTGGTATTGTTGAATTTGGAAGACTTCCATTACATACATTTGAAACAGATGTTGTTGCTACAACATTAATAGTGTTTAAAGATGGATTTATTGATTGGACTTTATTGTAAGTGGGTACAGTTTGTCCTGGTTTTGTGTATTTAATAATATCTCCAACTTTTAAATTTACATAAAAATTAGAAGCAGAAGCAGATATGGTACTAATTCCAGAATTTTCTGCAGAAATTGTAAATTGTGTAGTTGCATCAGCAATATAAAGATTATTTGATAAAACTGGATCTGCTGTAAATATATTTTCTGCATTAGAAATTTGATGAACATCCGATAAATTATAATCGGTTACATTAGTTATTGTTCTAATTTCATTTAGTCCAGAAATTTGTTCGTTAGCAACAAAAGAACCAGATACTTGATATAATGTTAACTGATTTGAATTTGTGACATTATTCAATAAATAACCAGTTGCTCCACTATTACTTCCCCTAATAAAAGCAGGAGTAGACTGAGTTATTGTTGAATTTATTGATAAAACAGTATATGTTTGTATATCATACAAGGAACATCTCATTGATGTTGATGCATCAACATAATTTGATGTATCAAAACTTAAATCATAAATCCTTGCAATACCAATTTCAATTCCAGAACTAACTCCTGGTGTTTGGGTTCTACCACTATAAAGTTTTACTTGAGAATTTGTTCCAAATCCAATTGGAGCAGTTCCAAAGATATTGTTTATTTCTATTTGTTTACCAATATTGAATGGAGAAAATTCATTATAAATTCCTTCAGTATCTCTTGGTTTTTCTACATCAATTGTTGTTGTATTAATAGTTTCTATCTCATAGCCTCTTACATATGCTTTTCCTGGACTAATTGATAAACAAGCTAGATTTTTTGATGGTAAATTGCCTTGTTTTGTTTGTTGATTGTCATTATATATTCCATCATTCCCTGTTCTATTATTTAACGATTCTTTAATAGAAATTGAAAATGGTCTTACATAATAATCGCCAGATTGATCATATGTTCTTCTAGCAATTTCATCTTCAATTATATTATACTGAGTATCTTTTACAAACTTTTGTATTGCGCCATTTTCTATTCTTAATAATTCTATAAAATCTTGATCATTAAAATCAGTTATTGATTTTTTGATTAAAGTTGCAGTTATTTTTAATCTATCTGCTCCATCTGCAGCATAATTTGAAAAACCATTTGCATTATCAAAAAGATCTGGATATTCATTTGAAGCTATAGCAATCTCTTCATTTATAAGCAATCCAACTCTATATGAAGGAGTATTTGTGTATGGATCTAAAATTATAATTTGAGAAGGAACAAAAACAAAAAATCCACGAATAAAATAAACTCCATCAGCAATTTTTGCTGCTGATCCAACAGAAGTTGAGTTTTGAATAACGGATGTTGCAACAGATGAATTTGCTCTGATAGTTGATAAAGAATAATTTATATCTTCAAGAGTTATTAAATTTTCTCCATCAACAAAAGTTTTTGTTGTAAAATTAGTATCACTTGAACTTTGATATTTTACAAATAAAGTATAATTTGATACATTATCTTCTAATGGACTATAATAATATTCCACTTTTGCAGTGACACCACTAATTTCCCCTTTTAATGTTATACCTATTAAATTGTCAATATAGGAAGAAACCGGAATTCCAGAAAAAGTATCATTTATTTGAATTGATGTATATTCAGACTCATATGCTATTTGTCCAGGAATTACTACAGATCCATCTTTAAAGAAATGATTTCCAAATTGTTCAATTTGATCTTGAAGTATTGATTGTAATGTTGTTAATTCTCTAGCCTGAATTGGAGTTGCTGGTTTAAATAATACTCTATTGTAATTATTAGATCTTTTAAAATCGTCAAAATATGGAGAAACATTTAGATTAGTATTTTGGGGCATTTTTCTTTAGAACTCCAATACAATTTTAATATCTTCTTTTTGGCTAGGTGATAAAGGAACTGCATTTATGTTATCTATGTAAATAATTTCACCTGATTTTGTGTTATATTCAGCAGAAGCAATTCCAGAATTGAATACCAATCCCAATTGATATGTATTATTATTTATTGTAAACTCACTACCATTAAAATTTTTATCAATAGATAGTTCAGGGCCAATTCTAGTTGAGCTATCAGAATGAATAATTAGTTCTCCTCCAGTTGAAATATCTGGATTTGAAGTAAATTGATTTATAGTATAATTTACATAATCTGTTGCTAGTCCAACTGGTTGATAATATTTTAAAACTCCAGTAATACTATCCCAAGACGCGACAAATCCAATAGCAGTTGAACCAAAACCAACATTTTGTGTAATAATTGAATCTAAACCATAAGTGGTTTCAGTTGTTATTCCAGATAACTTTAACGCACTTAATCCACTAACTTCAGAATCAGTTAAAAGTTGAACATCACTTCCAACTACAGTTGGATTTTTTATAATTCCGACCCTTCCAAAATCATTTACATCAATTGTATCTGGGTTTTGTATATTTTTTTGGAATCTTGAATATATTAGTGCTCTATATGCTCCAAGTTCTCTATAAATATCATAACCATGCCCTCCTTTTGGCGGAATAATAACATCAAAAGTTGCAATTGTTCCAGTATTTGATAAAGAATCTGGTATTCCTATTCCTCCTGGTCTGAAATCAATTTTCCCTTTTGTATATCCAGAACCACCATTTGAAATGTAAACATCAGATACAGAACCAGTAGAATCCACAGTAATTGTTGCGGTTCCATCTTTTCCATCTCCCAATATAGGAATGTTTGAAAATGATCTTGGTAATGATTGACTAGATTGATATCCAGATCCTCTACCAGTAATTATGGCAGTATATATTTTTCCATTAATTGCATTATTTTTAATTGTCAAACTTTCTCCCGAAGATCCCCAATCCTCAGGAACTGGCATATATTCAATAGAATCAAATTTAATAATTTGAGAAGGTTTTATAGTATAAAGATATTTCCAAATATATCCATCTCCACTAGTTCCAGCTTGCCTTGGCTCTAAATCAACAAATGTGGGTTCATCAAATGAAGGTTTTCCATTTAGATTATCTGGATCAGAACCATTATTCAAACAAATATAAACTTGTAAATTTTCATTAATCACAAAGTAATTAGAATCATAAAGTCTTGGTTTGCTAGTAACATTTGTTAAATTATAAATCGTATAGTTATTTCTATACATATCATAAATTGTTCCTGGAGTCCATTGTAATTTTGGGACAACTCTACTTACATCAGCAGAAGTTACCTTTTTTAAAGATACTATTGTTTGTTTAATTAAATTTTCTTCATTAAATCCATCAAGAGGTGGTGTTGGCCAGTTTGAAGGAGAACCACCAGCAAGAGTGTTTGTGCTATTTGGTTGTCCAATAAAAACATAGTAATTATTTGAAGTATAACCAACCGAAACAAGACTCTTAACAAAAGTCTCGGTATTTAATATTCTAAACTGGTCTGATATAATAGCAGGCATTTTATAAGTTACTTTTTTTCTATTTATTGTTAAATTAAACCAAAAGTTCTAGATACAACTGGTGCTGTAGAAAGACCAACTATACCATCATCTACATTTAAATCAAATGTTTGTGGATTTCTATTTTGTCTATTTTGATATCCATAAAATATTCCCCAAGAATATTTACCATAAAATCCAAGAGAAGTTACTCCAACATTTACATCTATTGGGTAACCTGATGGTCCTGGTGCAAAATTACATCCAACTGTAACAATTCCAGATATAATATCAGTTTGAACTCTTTCTACTCTATAAACACCATCAATAAATGATTTTGCAGTTCCAATTTTAGATTCTGGATAATTTGATAATCCACCAATACTTGTCGTAATTCCAGTTAAAGCATGACCACAAGTAGAATTGCTTTCTGTAATTATAAAATAATCTCCAACATTTAGTTGACTATAATTGATCCCATATGAATTTAAAGATGAATAACCTATTCCTAATAAAGTATTATCATATTGTTGAGATTTTAAAGTGAAATCTATTGTAGAACTTGCAACGCTAATTTTTGTAATATTTCCAAAATCTCCTTTAGTTCTTACAGTATAAACAGTTTCAACTTTAGCAGTATTACTTTGAACAAAAAATGGTATTTCTGAATTTACTTTATAACCAAATCCTCCATCATTTATATCAATTGATACAATAGATTCATTTTGAATATTTGCTGTAAAAGATGGATAATGAAAAGATGGTTCGGAGTATATACAAGTTCCAGAAAATCCAACTGCAACTATTTTTTGTTGATAATCTAAACCTGAATAATATTCAAAATCATTAATTTGATTTAACTGATTCGTATTTATTGGAATCCAATAATTTAAATCATTTGATTGATAGAATTTTCCTAGTGAGTCTGACAAATAATAATGATTATTATAATATTTTATATTTCTTAAATTTCCTGAAACACCATCTATATTATTTAATGACCAATCATTTTCTCCAGTTGGTGAGGTTAAAATAGTTAAATTATCTCCAACAGCAATGAATAAACCATCTGCCCAAATAACTTTATATAAATCATTAGTCGTAAAATTATTAAAAATTATATTTACTGATTTATTCCAAATTTTTCCATCTCTAGAATAAAGAATAGTTCCAGATTTTCCAACAGCAACAAATTTATTTTCATTGCTAGTTACTGATAATAAATTTTGATTTATTATTGATGATGAATAATTTAAAAGGGAACTTGTTGTAATACCAGCACCATAAAAAACTGCCCCATTATTTCCAACAGAAACCCAACTATCAAAATAATTTGAATATACAACTGAGTTTAAATTATCAGTATAAGTAGTTGGAACATATTTTAGTTCATTAAAATTAGATTGAATATCATATAATTCCAAAGTATTCCAAGAAGATACTGTAGTTCCTATACCAACGCTTTTTACCACTGTAGAATTGTTTCCTACAGATAGATATATAAATTCTTCAGATATACCTGTTGGACCACCAACATCAACTGAGTTTAGATTATTTAATCCATACTTATTAAAATTCCAATTTATTCCTTCTTGACTATCGCATACTACTCCATCATCTCCAACTAAAACGAAAACATTACCATAAACCAAAGAATTTAAACTGCTAATTGTAGTTATTCCAGAAGTTTGTTTCCAAGAATAAACTAAATCTTTTTCTAATAAACTTGAATTTGAAATTTGGACACTTGGAGAAAGGATATTTTTGTATCCAACTCCACCATAAGAAATCAATATATTTGATATTGTTGATGCTGATGATACATAAGCAGTTCCAAATGCTGGAGCAATATTATTATTTTCTACAATAAAAATATTATCATTTTGATATGAAATACTATCAACATAAGAAAATATTGGAAAGCAATTATCTACATATATTTTTGTATCAGATGGTAAAACTTTTTTAATTATTTGAGCAGTAGGAGTTACTTTTGAATGCAATCCTGGTCTTGATTTTGAGTATAAAACACCATTAATAATCTTATCTTCAGTTTGCTTCGTCCAGTCTAAAGCTCGATCTGTTGTTGTATCAATTCCAATACTATCGTAAGTAAATGTGTCTAACTCATCTACTGAAATAATTTTTTTAACTACTCTTTCAAATTGTCCTTTAACTAATGGTTGATATAAATCTTTATTGATTTGTATTGTATCTCCTTCTTTAATAGTTGGAGGTGGAACAACTTCCAATACATCACGAACTGAACCTTTATAGAACAATATAACACAATTAGAGTTGGGTTTTGGTGCTTCTGTAAATACTATTCGTGAGTTTTTAAAATTGTATGAAACTCCAGGTTCTTGTAATATATTATTGAGATATATTAAAATGTTATTATTGATATTTAAATCAGATCCAGGAATAGTTTTTAGTGATATTATACTTGTTTTGTTATTTTCAGTTACAGTCAATGAAAAAGTTTTTCTATATCCATTAAAAAATGGAGATATATCATTAAATTGTATAAACTCCCCTGGATAATATCCAAAGAATTTATCTGAAAGAACTTCAGTGACTGTAATAACAAATTCACTAAATCCAATACCAACTATTGGATTGGTAACTATACCAGTTACTCCTAAAACATCTCCAACTTTATATCCTGTTCCTGGATTAGTAATATCAAATTGAATAATGCTTGATCCATTTCCAACTTGTACATCTATCTTTGCATCAGTACCAACTCCTATTCCATCTTTTTGATAGAGTGATAAATTACCATACGCAGAAGGTAAGCTTATAATTACCTCAGGAATAGAGGTATTTGTATATCCACTTCCAGGATTATCAATAGAAAGATAACCAAGTTCTCCTCCTCCTCCCAATCCTAAATCTGCAGAAATAATTGCTCCCGATCCTATTGTTGATGCTATAGTAACAACTGGTGGGTTTCTATAACCAGAACCATATCCAGTTAAATATATGTTATCAATAGTTCCAGTTGGAGATACGGAAACAGTAGCAGAAGCACCTACAAGAGGTTGATAACCATAACTGGTAGTAATGGAGACTCTAGATATTCTTCCAGTTTTTGGAATACCACTAATAAATTTTATAGTATTATTTCCTGGAGTATCTATTATAAAATCTTTTCCAGAAAATTGAAGAATATTATTTATGAATATCAGAGGATTATTGTTTGAATCAATTATACTATTTGTATTCGTAAATATTCCAACCACAGTTTCATTATTTGTTGTCAAAGGATAGTTTGTTCTAGTAATTATTACGGAAGTTGTTCCAACTCCAGAACTTACATTATGATTTGGTTGTATTTTAACTAAATTATTGCCGATTTCAGATACAATTGTATCTGAATTTATAAGTAAATTATTAGTATTGACTAAGTTTATTACATCTCCAATAAGTAATAAAGATGTATTTATTCCACTAATAGTATCTTTAAACTGAGATTTAAAAGTTCCAGTATATTTTCCTACTACATTATCAAGTCCAGTAAATTGAAGAGAAATATCGTCTAATATAATATTTTTATCATTTGATGCTTGAACAAAATCAAATTCTCTAGAAAATACTCTTCCTTGGAAACTTGATTTTGCATTTAATGTTGTTGTTACTCCAGCAGTTGAAGTAGATGCGTCAAGGTATGGTATTTTTCCATATGGCGATGTAGAAAAATATAATACATCATTGATAATATTATAATCACCTCTCATTATTGCTACTTGATTTGTAGAAGTATGATCCTCTGGTGTTGTTCCTAAATATCCTCTTTCAACTTCTAATACATTTGTAGATCCAATTCCAATACTTATTATTTTTAAATATTCATTATCAATTTTTACAAAATCAATTCCACTAATTGAAGAAATGCCAGAATTAATATATATTTGAGTTGATCCTATTCCAACTGATTGAGATAATTCTGGATACAATCCTCTATAATATGGTGGAGTTTGGAATATATTATCAATTACAATAAATGAATTTTCATTTGGATTTGCAAGAGTAAATGAATGAGTTCCAATTCCAAGTGCAACTAAATCTAAAGAATTATCAACTGTTGTGGATAAACCAGATACTTTAAATTTATTATCATCTATTTTTTTGACATATAAATTTTGAGGCAAAATGTTAGTACCAAGAACTGTTGGACTTAAATAAACATTATCTAATGGAGAAACTCCTCCAACATCAGAACCGGAAATTACAATTTGATCCGTTAAAGCATATCCTACTCCACCTTTTATTACAATAACAGAATTTATAATACCAAAACTATCTCTTGATACTGTAAATGATGCTCCAGCACCAACACCAACTATTGTTGTTGCGGATAAATTTTGATAAGTTTGATTTGCTTGACCTGGAATAGTGCTATTTGAAATTTGTGATACTTGGAAAGATAAATCATTTTGAGGAGTAGCACCTCCCATATAAGTTCCAGAAATTGAAACATTATCGCCTATAGAATACCCTCTACCTCCATTATTTAATATAATAGAAGTGGATATTGGTGTCCCAGTATTATCATAAACAATAAATACACTAAATTTAGCATCTGTTCCAATACCACTTGTGTATTTTTGAGGAAATGGATGCCCATATCCATAAAAAACATTTTTAGAAGCATGTGTTAAATCTACAGAAGAAATTCCAGATACAATAGCATTAATTTGGGAGTTATACCCATTTTCATAAATTGCTCCTCCTACAACACCACCACCAACTTCCATAAGAATATTAGATGCGGTAGAAGCAACAGATAAATAAGCAGTATTTCCAGTTATAACTTTAATTACTTGAGAACTTTCTACCACTGAAGTAGTTGCTATTCCAATAGGAGTCCCATCTCCATAAGAATAAATTATATTTTGGCCAGTTTGAAAGTTATGATTTGGTATTTTAAAAGTATTGGATTCTAAGTATATTGTAGTTGTAATTCCATTTGAACTATCAAATTCTCTATAAAAAAGAGGATATGTATCTAGTCCATTACTATTAGTAAGTTTGAATGAAGTTAATCCTACAATTTGTCCTCCTTGAGTAGAACTACTAATTCCATTAAATTGATTGCTTATATCATCAATTAAAATTACTTTATTTGTTTTTGCTAAAATGTAAGGAGTTAAATCTGCTCCTGTTACTTCAACTCTTTCTACAGAACCGTCATCCTCTTGATATTCATCTTTAGCAAGAGCAAAATTGTGTTTTGTTTGTAATGAAATTTTATTATCAATTTCAATCACTAGAGTTAAATCAGATTTTGAAATTGGTTTCATATTTGTGGATTTTGCGATTCCAATTTCAACAGGACCAGAAGTTGTAATTCCAATTACATCAAGGTCAGAAAACTCTACATATCCTGCAGGATGAACTAAAGATCTTACTGGTTCTTTCCACTTACTGTAAGGGACTTTTCCTTTAATTGAATAAGAAAACTTTTGGTAATAACGATTATCGGAAATTCTTTGCTGATAATCATTTAATATTCCTTTTCTATCATTAGAATAATTTATTTTATCCCTTGAATTTCCTATTTTACTTTCTAAATTAAATTGATTAACTCTGATTACTGTTCCATTTAGTTTAGAAAGTGTTCCTTTTAATTTATAACCTTCTTTTAACTCTCCAGAACAATTAATCATTCTTAATTCATTGATATCATTATCCCAACCATTTTCCATCACAGTTGCATTAAATACGTTATTATTCTTAAGATCATATCCAAGAACTTTTTCATTTGAAGTATAAGATAAGTCATCAATAATAAACATTTCAAATTGAGCCATATCTTTTCTATTCACAACATATCCATAACCAAAAGTAAGATCATATTCACCAAAAGGAGTCTGCTCTTGGTTGTTATTTAATCCAGAAATATCATAAGTTATTGTATAATTATTTGTATCTACACTAGTTATAGTGAAAAATCTATATTTGTAGTTAGAAGAATTATAATTTAGTTTGTTTTTATCTTTAATAATGCACCTTTCTATAAAAATTTGATCCCCAACTTTAAATGGAAATGTACTTCCAGATTGTCCATAGACATCTGGAACGAGAGGATATAATTGAGCATCAACGTTAATTAATTCTAAAGTAACATAATTTCCATTTACATCAATTGCATTAATATCATATCCATTTGAATTTCTAGTTGGAATAATATTAAGAGGAACTGAAAGATCATTCGTATTTTTTATAATTGATACATTATTTACAGATCCTCCAATAATTGAGCAGGATAACTTTATATTATTATTACCAATAACTTTGAGAATAGGTGGAACATTATATCGTTTTCCTCCAGTTATTATTCCAATAAAATCAACTCTTGATATATCTTTAATTTGTGCTGTTGCCGGAACACTCAAATATGGTTTAAGAGTTTTGTCGGTTGGATAATCAAATCCATCCTTTACTCTTTCTAAATAATCAATTTTTCCGACAGAAGAAGAATTTGCAAATAAAACTGCTCCTTTTCCATTAGAAGAAGTCACAGAAGAAATTTTTGGAAGTTTTAAATACCCCTTTCCTCCAGAAATTACATTTATTTTTGATATTGGGCCAGAAGATGTAATAGAATTTGTATCATAAAAAACAGAATTAATTCCAGATGTTACGGTATATCCAGTAGTTTCTGGTTTTACTGGTAAAGTTATTTTAAAATTATTATCATCAATAGTTAATATAGAATATTCTCTATTATAAAGACTTGGTTTTATGGAAATTTTATTTCTATTTTTAACTTCATCATCATAACTAATTTCTTTTTCAGTTTGAACTGCATTTATTGTCGGTTCAAACTTGTAGTAAATTTCTGATGGAATTAGTGAGTTTTGAGTATCCAATGTATAATTTGGATAAAAATATGATTCTAATTCTCTAGTGAAATTTTTATCCCTATAAAGGATTAGTTTAAGATTATTGAGAGTAAAATCTGTTAAATCAAATACAATTTGATTTCCTTTAGTGACAGTAATTTCTGGATTGATTAATGATAATGAATGATTTCCTGTACTTACTGATGTAAGTTGAATATAATTGCCAATCTTTGTATCATATTCGTACTTACAAAGTTTAATTTTATCTGGATTTAATCTAAGAATAAAATATTTTTCTTTATCTTGTAGTCCTCCTATTGGATTATTTCCATTAGAATAATAAGCAACTTTATCTCCGGTATTTAACTCATTATCTGTTATTTCTATTTCAGAAGTATTAAGATCAACACCATTATTTGTTGAATCAAAATTTATAAATTGAGATGTAATTTTTCTTAATTTTTTATCATATCTAAAAGCAATTGATTGAGTTAAACTTGGAAATAGGTTAAATTTTATATTTTGATCATTTAATAATTCGTGAGGATCTGAAGTAGTTATATTTGCCGAATAATTTTCTATTTTTCCAGTTATAGGATTAAACTGTGTTGTTAGTGAATGAGCAACTCCAATATTTTGATCGTAAATAAAATATAAAGAGTTTAAGCTTGAACCTATTCCAATTGAAGTAGTAAATCCTAATGTAGAAATTCCAATATAATCCTTATCAAACACTACTGAATAAACAGTTTGTTGATCTTCAAGGTAAAATGATACACCAATTCCAGTATTAGAAACTTTTATTGGATTTCCATTAATTCCACTTGCGTATGTTAAAGATTGACCCGTATAAAAGTTGTGTTTTGGGACATAAATTCTTCTTTCCGAAATATACCTATCGTTTCCACTAAATTCTGTATAAGTTGTTCCTTGTGTTCCATAACCAACAGAAGAATATGGATCAAAATAAATGATAAAATTATTTACTGAATATGATTTTAATTCATCTACAATAAAATTAAATTCTGTTGGCAATAGTTTTACTGAAGAAATTCCTGCTGTATGAACTCCAGAATATGCTTGACTTCTAATAATTCTAAACTTAGATTGTTGCGCAGAAATTTCAATAATTCTTACTATTTCATCGTCAATTTTTATTAAATCATTTACTTTAAATCCAGAAATATCATTTACTGAAATATAAGTAGAAAAACCAGTTATTGATGTAGATAAAATATCAGTTGTTATTCCTACTGTTTTGTTATTAACTAATATTTTTTTAAATCCATTTAAAGAAGAAAAATTAACATCAGATATTGAGGATACTAATACTACATCTTCATTTAACAAATTGTGGGGTATTTTTGTATCTACAAAAATTGTATTTGATTTGTTATAAACGGAAACATTTGTAAAAGTTGAAATGCCAATCTGTATAGATGAAATATTTTTTCCTAAAACTCTTTCAACTATTGCTGATGCTGATGTTCCTCCTGTATTTTCATTATTAAAAACTAATACATCATTTACCTTATAACCAAATCCTGATGAATAAACAGTAACTGAGGTTATTCCTGCTGGATATGTTTTTTTGACAATAAAATCTTGTTTATAATTTGATTGTACCTTATCAATTAAATCATATCTAGATGTTAAAGAATTGATATAATATGGACCGTTATTTCTGATAATGTCAATATTTTGTAAATTACTATCTTGATTGAACCCACTATTAAAATTATCTTTTATTGGATTATTCTTGAATTTATTTCCAATTACATATGGATATGCTGGATTATCAAAGTCATCTAAAGTGCAAAAATAAGCATAAATTCCATCTGGAAAATCATTGTTTTTTATAAATTTCCCATTAAACTCATCTAAATCTCCATATTCTCTATTGAATGGATAATCTTGAATAAAATATCCAGGAGGGAAATTTTTTGGTCTTATTGAATAATCTAAAGATGTGGGGGTAGAATAACTAGATTTTACTTTCCTATATGAAGAACCATCTATAATGTATGGTCCATAAATTGGATTTCCATCATATGCCCATCCAACAATTGGAGATTGCTTATTTTGATTACTTTCTTTTAAGGTTGAATCAATATTATCATCTAATTGTTTTCTTAGTTCTTTAGGAGCATAAAAATTAATAAATTTTAAACCTAAGGATTTATTTTCACTAGGAATGATAAAGTTATCGTCATTTAAATATAGTGGTTTATTTTTTACTACTTGATTTATGCCCCATTCGAACACATTTCCTTCAAATTCTGCTCCAGAACCTCTTTTTTGAATTTCAATTTTAGTATTTTTATTATAACCAATTCCAGGATTTAGAATTTTTAATGAAGTTATTTTTCCATTTTCTACAATTGGTAAAATATCTGCATATTTTCCATTTCCTCCAGAAATTACAACATCAATATCATTTTCATATCCGTTTCCAGAGTTCAAAATTTGAACATCAATTATTGAAGTATTTGAAATTATTGGTTTCAATAAAGCCGTTGAAGATGGTTGTAAAATAGTAACTAGTGGTTTTCTGTGAAAATTAATAATTTCAGATGTTCCATAACCAACTCCAGGATCTTCTAAAAATACACTATCAATTGATCCAAGAACTATTGGTTCCAATACTGGAGAAACAATCGAAGTTTGACTTATTCCTGGGACTACTTGTATTTTAATTTCAATCTTAGGATATGCAAATGTATGAGTTCCTATTCCAGAAGAATGTAAATCTACATATTCTTTATTAATATATCTTTCTTTTGTGAATTGAGTTCCAATTCCTGCTTCTGAAAGTTTAAACCTATTTTCATCAATGGTAGTTACAATGTATTGAGTCTCAGTTGAAAGACCTCCTATTGAAGATGTGGTATAAGAATAATTTACAATATCTCCATTTAAAAAGTTATGCCCATTTGCCTGAATATAATTATCATGAGTATTAATTCCAGAAGTAGTTCTAATGGATTTGTTTGAATACCCACTTCCAGGATTTTTTACATAAATTTTATTAATTGTATTTTTTGAATTTAAAGTTTGAAAATTATGAATTCCACTACTAATTCCAATAATATTTACAGTATTAATTCCTGATATAGAATCTTTATATGATTTATAAAGATTAATTTGATTTGAACTTACTATACCAACAAAATAACTTGAATTGTCAGATAGAAAAAAGTTTTTATTTTTTAGAACATTATTTATTGTAAAAGATTCACGACAGATAATGGGAACATTTCCATTTGAATTATAAATTATTTCCTCTGCATTTTCAAAATTATGATTATCAATGAATGTAATAATATCATTATTGATATCAACTCCGTTTGTATTTCCTTTAAATGAAGATGTAATTCTTTGTTTTATTAAATTTGGTTCTAATATTGCTCCTGATCCATTTCCGCCTTCTATCGTAATTTTTGGTTTTTGTTTATAACCAATCCCAGGAGAAATAATTTTAACTTCTTTTACTGAACCAGTAACATTTGCTATTCCTTTTGCATCAATTCCTGTTCCTGCCGGATCCGTAATTGAAATTTTTGGGCCATTAATTACATCATAACCATTTCCTTTTCTTTGAACATTAATATTAATTAAATTCCCATAAAAAATACTTTCATTCAATACAGTTGGAGGATATATTTCAACTCCATTTACTAGTAGCCCAACCGGATATCCTTTTGTAGATTTATCAGTATCAAAAGAATTTAATTTATCAGTTTTTGATATATTAAATTTTTTAAATAGTTTTTGATGTTTTAATTTTTTTATTCCTCCCTTATTTTGACCATAGAGATTTTTATCATAAAAACCATCTTTAATCAAAAATTCATTTGAAGAAAAGGAAAGTTTATTATATTTTGAAAAATCAATATAAACTCCAGAAAAAAGATCACTTTGATTAAATGCTAAACTAATTTCAATATCATTTATTTTTTTTACAAAATATTTGCCACTTTTTAGATAATTTTGTGATTGATTTGCGGAATTAAAATATACTCTTTCTCCTGTAAGAAACTCGTGTATAGTTTGAGTCCTAATTGCATAACCATCTTCTGATAAACTTAATAATTTTACCACATTTATATTAGATGATATTTCATAATTTGGAATTCCAGAAGAAGCAACATAAACATTATTAAAATCATAGTCAGAATAAGTATTTTGAACTCCTGCCTCTAAATTTTTTATTTCAGGAAAAATATTATCTAAACAATTTGACTTATTAATTATTTTTGAAACTATATTTTTTCCAAAAATATTGGATGTTGTTTGTATTTGAATTGTATTTGTTGAAATTATTTTTTCAACTTGAACTAACAATGGAATATCATCTTGGATATTGGAGTTAATTAAATAAATTTTTTCACCAAAAACAAATTTTACATTATCTTTTAATGTTATTGTAACTAAATTATTTGAACCAAATGGTTCAGTTATTGATTGTATTTCATGTTTAGTTGGAATATTATAAATCCAACTATTTGCTTGAATTTTATCACTTAAATTTACTCCAAATTCAGATAAAGATATTTTATCTCCAACTCTAATTCTAGATGTTTTTGAATAATCAATAGTATTAATTACATTCAATAATCTCATTTGAATAATAGATCCATCATCCAAATAAGAATATAAAAAGTTATTTTCTACAATTTTATCACCAAAATTTAAATTATTAGTAATTCCAGATACACCAATAAATTGATTAATATTTTTATCAGTATAACTTAATTCAAGTGATCCTGAATAATTTGAAGGAAATGCAAGAAATGTTCCACTGTTTCCAAAACCAATAGTAGAATCTACAAAAATAGAACTAGATCCAGCAGAAACTTTTTCTAAAACATTTGTTTTTTTAGTTATATTAAAATCATAAATTAAGGAAGTAGAATCTAAGGAAATTTCATAAAAATCTTTTTTTCCTATTGGTCTATACTCTACATTATAAACAGAAGCGCTTGCAGTTCCAACTCCAACAATTGATTGAAATATATTTTTTCCTTTAAGATTTTCTATATTTCCACCGCTAATTTTTTCTACTAAAATATTTTTAGTAAGAAAATAATTATTTGTTGATGGTTTTAAAGTATAATCTTTTGGTTTTATAATTTGTATTTGTTCACCAAAAAGAACAGAAAATAATATCTGAAAAGAAATATCCGTTCCTTTTGAAATATAAAAGTCTTTTGCCCTTGATAATACTGTTTCTAAATTTAATTTTGGATGAAGTTGCCTATTTTCAAACCCTGGCAAAAATTGAGATTTGAATTTATTAAATAATTTCTGGAAAAAAATTAAATTTAAGTTAGTTATTTCAGTATTAGCAAAATGAGTTTCTGCTTGTGTGGATAAAAACTCTAAAAATTGCGTATTGCCTGTTTTGTCTAGATTGTCAATTCCGCTAAATCCACGAATGCACCCTGTAAAAGAATTGATAGTTTTTCCGGTATAAGTAATAATTTCATCATCAATTTTAAACAATCCATAAGAATCTGGAAATCCAATTGTATGACTTACATTAATTGTATCGTCAAAAGTTAGAACATCAGATGTTAAGACTGGAGGATATTGCGAACTATAAAAAGTTTCGTTATTAAAGTTATCAATACTTTTATATTTGTTCAGATTTTTTGATAAGTCTACTAATCCAGTTTGATGCTCTTGAGAAACATAATACTGTTGCAAAAACTCCTTAAATAAAGGATAATCAGCATTTAAGAACTCTGGAATTTGAGATTCAATAATTGATTGGATTTTTATTTTTTTAAATTCCGACATTTATCTTGTATACTGCTCGTTTGCGTAACTTGAAGTAAAAGTATAAAGATTTCCAGAAATATTTTCACCAGATGATAATGTATCAGAAATCATATTAATTACTTTAGGAATATTTAGTTGCAAATATATATCTCTAACTGATACTATGTCGTTAGATTCAGGAACTGCTTCAATTTCAATTCCATTTTGACTTATTGAACTTGTAATTTTAAATGGATCTAATCTAATTTCTCCAGTTGAGTATATCACTGTTCCTGCTGAATTGACTACAATAGTAGGAATATTATTAATCAATTTAAAAAATACAATTATTCCATTATTACTACTATTTGGTCTATCTGTTATGTATAAAATGTCTGAATTATTATTAATTGTAAATCCTGTAGATTTTAAATTAAACCCTAACCCACTTATTGAAGTTTTTTGAACATGCATTGCATTTCCATAACATAGTTCATATGTAGCCAATGTATTTAAAGCAGGTTGAAGGTCCCTTCTCATTTTGACCTTTGTAATATTTGATGTAATTGAATTGCTTGTATTATCAATTAATGAAACTAATTTACTATACTTAAATCTTCCTCCAAAATTATTCAACTCTGATGATTGAGCAAATGACTTAATTGTATTAAAAACTTTAGATTGTAAGTCAGAAACGTTTGAAGTTGAGTTTGCATTATAATAAACACTAGTTTCTAATTCAATATAAAGATATTTTAAATCAATAAGATCTAACTCCATTCCTGCGATCGAATATTTTTTTATCTGTTTTTTAATTTCATTTTTTGTGACTTCAGATAAGTAAGATCCATTTCTTGGTTTTGCAGACACAATTACTTTCCCATATTGAGGAGGAGTTAGTTCATCTCCACCGTAAGCATTTACAGATTCTACATTTGGAAATAAGTAAGGAATCAAACTTTTATAATCATTTGCAGTAACTGCTCTATATTGAGAAGAATATACTCTTGGTCCAAGATACTTAATTGACTCTATTGGTTCAATATCATCACCATTTTCTGATGATTGTATGGTATTTAATAAAGAAACCCCAGTAGTAACTGAGTTTTGGTTATTATCAATTAAAACGCCAGAAAATGTAAAATTCGCAGCTCCATTTGCTGATTTTCCATTTGTTACAACATAAGATACTGCTATAATACTTTTATTCGGAGGTCTTTTTCCAAGAATATCATCTCCAAATAAAATTTGATATTGTTCGTTTAATATTTCTTGTAATAAGAATATTTTTGATGATGGGTTGACTTCAAAAATATTGGCATATTGTTTATATTGTTCGGCTATATTTGTATTTACAATTACACGAATTGAATTAGTATCAATATTAGAGTTTGGTATAATAAACTTTTGTTGGGGTTGAGAATAATCTGATACAAAAGTTATTCTCAATAAAATTCCTTCGTAAATATCAATATTATCAAAACTAGCAATTCCTGTTGAATCAACATTTACTGTAATGTCTTCTGGAATCACAAAAGAATAATTTCCATTTTGTGCCGACCCTAAAGCAACTATTCCTGCCTTTAACGTAACTGTTTTTGAAAGTAAATTTGAAACATTAACTGAAAAGCTTACAACTGCCCTCGATGACCTTGCTGAACGAGGAACATAACCAATGTTTCTTGAAAGAGATACAACATTTTCTCTGAGTGTCGCAGAGTCAATGAATGCCTCATTCACTGCCATATTTGTATTAAAGGCAGTAATATAAGAGTTATAGGCAAGAATATCAATTAATACAGAAAAGTTAGAACCTTCAAAATCAAAATCTGTAAAATTACTATTTGCCCTCAGATAATCCTTAATCTGAGTTCTTAAATCAGAAAAATCTAGATTTGTGAATTGAGCTAAGGACATTATACTCTAGTTGGTTGTAGTAAAAATTCTATATTTTGTGTTGGAAGTGGAAGTCCAACAATATCATAAGAAATTTGAACATTAATTTCATTTTGTTCTTCAAATAATGTTGTTTCAACATTTCTTAATCTGATTCTGGGCTCAAAATTATTCAATACTGTTGAAATTTCATCATCCAAAATGATAGAAACTTCCTCCGAAATTAATTCAAATAAAGAATCATTTACAGAAGTTCCTAATAAAGAATTAAAAAATCTTTCATTTAATCTTGTTCGAACCAAATTAATTACAGATTTTTTAATTGCATCCTCATTTATAATTGAAATCAAATCATTTGTAATAGGATTTCTACTAAAAGATAAACTAATATCTTTAAAATATCTAGAAATACTAACAGCCATTTAGAATGAAAAAAAGAGTTTAATATATCTATATGAGTTTTAAATTAGTTTTCCAAATGATGGTTCAGTTCCATAATTCCAATCATCATAATCTTCATCATTTCGAATTTTTTCATGTAATTCTGTTTGTTTTTTTAAATCATGTTTTGGTGCATAATCAAACATGACTTCTTGAATTACTCTTTTTGGATGCTCATTTGTATAATCTGTAATGAGTTTTGTAGTTCCCCACATTTCTCTCATGTAGTCTTTGTTCCTATCGACATGATAAAATGACATTTTTAGCTCCTGTTTTATAGATTAAAACAGAACTTTTATTGAGGTTTCTATCTCAAATCTATTTAACGATATAGATGACGTAGTTTATAATTATATGAATCTAAGTATTTTAGCATTTCTATTGCAATAATCTTTGGATTATTTTTCCCACAAGTATAAACATCAATTGCAATGCATCCTTCTTCAGGCCAAGTATGACAAGAAACATGACTTTCTGAAAGAGCAATAACAATTGTACATCCTTGAGGTTGAAAAGAATGAGGATATATGTTCAGTATATTCATACCTGCACGTTCAATTCCTCTTTCCATAGTTTTTTGAAGAGAAATTACATCGTTTAAAAGATTGAATTTTACTTCATAGACTTCCAGCAGGAGATGATTCCCCATTGAAAAATTTTCCAATTTTTTATTTTTTTATTTAACTTTATATTTATTTTATAAAAAATCCTTTTCTTTTATAATCAGGATCTTTTATGTAATAATAATTTTCTTTATTCTCAAAAATTTCATCTTCCCATATTGGTATTGCAATTGAATTTCCGTATCTAAAATCAGGATTTTGACGAAAATGAACTTCAATAAGATGATTTTCTATGAATTCACAATTAATCCAATCATAATTACCTATTAAATTATCAAGAATTTTAGGAAAATTTATTTTTTTATTGACTTTTTCCCATTTGTTCCATTTATAAAGAGGATCGGTTTCTTTTTTTGTACCTTTAATTACTAATTTTGGTATTTTTTGGTAAAAGTCTACACTTAAATGTTCTCCTTTAAAGACCTCGCACCAAAACTCAGACGGATGTAAATGCTCGGTATTGTTTTCTATCCATTCAATACGAGCAAATCGACTCATTCCAAGAAAATTTATACAAGGCCTAATAATATAAAAGTCGGATTTTGGAACTGTAGTACCAGCAGGACCACAACTATATCCTAAAATCCGACTTAAAATTAATTTATTATAAACCCAGAGATCAGATGAATGAATACAATTCCATTCATCATCAACTTCTAGATGATGCATTTTATTTTCCTTGTCCTCTGTACTTTTTACGAGCCTTATTACTACTTGTTGCTGAGTATTTTGTATTTTTACTACAACCTTGACTTGTTAGTTTTGGTTTTTTTTCTTTTTTTGTGCTATTTTTTGATAAAGTCTTTGAAAGTGCCATAATTTAATGTTTTTAAATAGGGTTTTTAACGGGTTTGA